TACCGCCCGCGAAGCGCGCATTGCGCGTCTCGGCGTAGCAGTGATCGCAGCCCGGGCCGACCTTCTGGCATCCTTCCCATGGGTTGAACGTGTGGTCGGTCCACTCGATTTTGCTGTTCTCGCTCATGATGCCTCCTTGCCATCAGGGGATGGGGCGCTGTCCTGCGCGGCTTGAGTGGGGGCGGCTGGCTCAGGGTGGGAATGAGCACGGTTCGCAAAGTGTGCTCCCATCAGGGGCTGCATTTTTTCGACAGCGCGTTTCAAATCGCCATCAGCAAGGCCCGGAGAGCGAACAATAAGGTTGTGCGCAACGGCATGGAGGTCGCGGACTTCGATAGGGCAGCACGGGCATTTCTCTGCTGCGATGGGGGCGGCAAAGTAAATGGGTACGATTAGAACTGGATGCAGAACGCTTTTGCTGACCGCAACTGAAACATCCCGGCCTTTCCGAAGCGCTGCCGCCGCATCACCCGAAATATAACCATCCGGCACCCCAGCCCGCTCTGCTGCTTGCTGCGGCTGGGTGGCGAGCGCCGCAATGTATTGCTCATCTTTAAGCATGCCAGCCGCCGCAAACTGCAGACCTTCCTCGGTGATTGTGTCACCTTCGTGATGGTCAATCAGGTAGCCGGGGAACAAGTCCCAACGGACGCCACGCAAGGCCTGCGGTGCGCTGCCCAGCGTGGGGGAGGAGATTCGCTCAAGGCAAACAACGCCATTTTCTCGGCCAACGAACTTGAGTGCCTGTCCTTCTGGCAAACTGCTGGCGAATTCAGTGAACAATGCGGTCGCGTATCTGATGCCGTGAATTTCCAGCGCATCGATGGCGGCATCGTATTTCAGCCAATCCAATTCCGCCACGTCACCCTGCCGCTGGCGCGCAAGCTGGGCGCCAAGGTCGGCGATTTCGACGTCCTTAGCGCGGTCCTGCTCGATCAGCGCGAGCACGGCGGCCGGGTTGGCAGCTTCGATGAAGGCAGCGTTTTCCTCGGCGTTTGGGTCGCTGCGAAGGATTCGCGATACGCGCGGGCTCGACTGGCCCCCGGCCGGCTCGCCGCGAACCTCGGTGGCGCCTGTCCCGACGCACTGCCTCCACGGCCCCGGCGTCGCCGCTCGCGCCAGTGCTTCCAGGTTGTCGAGGTCGATCTGCGCCACGGTAGCGCATTGGTTGGCGGTGCTCATGGCTTACGCTCCACAATAACAGTTTTGATTTCGGGCTGGCCGATCACGGTAATCCTGCTATCTCGGTCAAAGTTGCGCAGGTAGCCGATGGCCGCCTCTGCGGCTTGGCGGTGAACTTGCTCGAGGCTGCAATCGGTTCCCCAAGAACCGAGGTTGCGAACCTCGACAGTGATAGTTGCAACCGCGTCCGCGCTCACAGGCTTCACGTGTGGCTTACTCATCGCCCACCTGGCTGCTTGTTGGGCTGGTGCGTGGCGCGCCCTCCCCAGCCATGCCCCGATGCGACCAATCGGGGGTGTCGGCGCGATTGCCGCGTGGGTTGAGGTTCGACTTCCACGGCTTGCGGTGCATGATGTTGATTGAGCGCGGCTCCGCGACCTGGCCGACGTATTTGCTGGCCGACTCAGGCTCGCCAGCGAAGTGGCCACGAGCGACCTCGCTGCATACGATCAAGCCGCTTGGCAGACGATTAAGCCAGCCATCGGTGATTGCGCCTTGAAGAATTTTCGGACGGCCGCTTGGCTTGGAGCCGAAGCTAACGGCGGTGAACAGCTCGGGCTCGGTCTTCGGTCCTGCGTGGTACAGGTACTCGGCTGCTTTGTACGGGGCGGAGCGGCGATTGGGGATGGTGGTCATGGCGTCTCCGATTGTCAGATTGGTTGGTTCGGCAGGGTCAGCGCCATCGCCACGTCTCGCACCCAAATCGGCGTCGCGCCCAGCACGAAGGTCTCACCCGACCGGGCCAGCAGCAGCGTCGTGCCCATTACGCCCGCGATAGCCTCGGCCGCATCGGGCGGCACCAGGTTGCCGATGTGCTCGCGCCATACGCTGTCGCTCATCCCGTCGAGCAGCAGGTATTCCTCGGGCTCGATCAGGCTTTGTAATGCGGCCAGCTCGAGCGTCGTGAACGGCCGGTGCCAGGTGCCGTCCAGCGCACGGATAATGGCGACGGTCTTTTCAGTCAGCGCGGGCAGCGCATTGATGCGAGGATCGGCAACAGACCAGCGGCCGTTGTCGTGGCCCGCCGAGGCACTGACCGCCCCACTTATTCCATCCCACGGCACCACACCAAAGTGGCCGCCCGTCAGGTAGGCGTCGCCGGCCACCCGATTGTTCATCGCGCTGCGCGGGTCGGCCACGGCAAAGGCGCCCTGCCCGGTGGTACTCCCGGCGATAACCGTCCCGGCCGGCTTGTCGAATGACGTCACCAGGTACTTGCCGGCACCTTCAAAGCCCGTTGTCGATCGCGGGTCCTGCACCGCGAACATGCCTTGTCCGGGCGACTTCACGTTGATCACCGCGCCCATCGTTTCGTCCCAGCCACACAGCCCGTACTGGCCGCAGTCGTACTTGCCCGAGTCGAAGCGTGGATCGGCAACCGAGAAATTCCCGTTGTTCGGCATCGCGCGGCTGGTGACAGCCCCGGTCGGCTCGTCCCATCCGTTCACGCCAAGCATGCCGTTGCGCAGCTCCGGCACGATCAGGTAGTCGCGCAAGTGCCCGTTCTCGACCGCCAGCCGGTTCAGGCTGCGCCAATCGCTACCTGCTTCCACAAACGCCAAGCGCACCCACGTCTTCCACTGCAGGCGCGGAATGCGGTGCATCGGCCCGCCGACCTGGTCGCCCGGGAACGGCATCCGGCCGAGCACGTCGCCGACGGCGCGCAGGCGCTTCTTGTCAGGCTCATACAGGAACGGCGGCACCTTCTCGATGTGGCGCGCCACCAGCAGGAAGCGCTTGCGCGACTGCGCCAGGCCGCCCAGCTCGCCGCAGTCGTGCGTCGTCTCGGCGACCGCGTAGCCGTAACGTTGCAGCACCTGACTGATCTGGTCCAGCAGGTGCCGGCCGCGCGTGGCCAGCCGAGGCACATTCTCGAACACGATCAGTTCGACCGGATCGTCGGCCCAGGCCTCGGCCATCAGCCAGATGCAGCGCAGCGTCAGTTCGTTCAGCGCCTGGTACTTGGGCGTCTGGCTCATCGTCTCGGACAGCAGCCCGGATGCACCCTTGCACGGGCTGCTGATAAACACGATGTTCGGCCGCTCGTCACCGGCGGCGCGCCGGATGTCCGCCGGGCCTATCTCGCGCCAGTCCTTGTTCGGCTCCTTGCCATGGAACGCGGTGTACTGCTCACGGGTGAACAGGTCCATGACGGTGCCCGGCACGCCGACCAGGCGGTTGAAGTCGCGAATGGCCGAAGCGTCGACGTCAATGCCGCCCAGGCAGCGGAACTTGCCCTCGAGCGCGCCAACGCGCGGGTTCGCTTTGTTGAAGCCCTTGGCCGCGCCGCCGATGCCGCAGCAGAAGTGGAAGTGTGTGATCTCGCGGTTTAGCATGCCACCGCTCCCTGCGCTGCCGGCGCTGCGGTGAATGCGGGGCAGAGTGTGCGGCCACCGTTTTTGTTATGGTCATCCATGGTTCATATCCTGTGAAGTATTCAGCGTGGTCGCTGCGCGCGTTGGCGCTCAGCTTCGATCAGCGTCCAGCCCAGCTGGCGCCGGATCTCCTCTAACGAGGGCGGCGGCGTGTGCTCCTTGATTCGCCTGGCCAAGTACTCGCGCACTTGCTGCGGTGTCGGATGGGTCACCTGCGTCATTGCCGCCTCCTGCTGCTGGTTTGCCGAGGGCCGCCGCACACTGGTCGATATGCTCGAGCAGCGCGCCGCGGTACTGGCCCAGGGTCTGGAACGTGGCCGCCTGCGCGTCGTCAGCGACGTAGCGGCGCACCGACTCAAGGGCGTTTGCTTCGTCGACCACTACGCGACCTCGCGCAGCGCGCGCTGGGCCGGATCGGCTGGCGGCCGGGTGTGCTCGTCGAAGCCGGTCATTTCCAGACCTCGCATCAGGTATTCGCGAAACACCTCGACGCCGCCGTTGTCGATCTCGTGCGCGACGGCGCGGTAGAAGGTCCTCGACTGCCGCGGCGGCACCTCGAGCACGAACAGCCTGCGGTCGCTCTCCACCACCGGCAGGAATTCGCTCGACGTCGACAGGAACACGAAATTCATCCGGTTCTTGCGGTTCTGGCCCTGCTCGAACTTGCTGGCGACGTGCAGCGAGGCCGACGCGATCAGGTCTTTCAGGCGCGCCGCGTTCTTCTTCGAAAATGCGCCGTCGAATACCGCCAGGCGTGTACCCTCGGCCCAGCGGTTGAATGCGGCGTGCAGCTGCATGGCGTGCAGCACGCGCACGCTGCCGTCCCCGTACAGGCGCGGGACGACGCGATCGAAGAACAGGCTCTTGCCGGTGCCTTCTTCGCCGTTGACCACAATGCCCATGTCCATCTTGGCGCCCGGGTTGCGCAGCGGGTAGGCCAGCCAGCGCATCACCCACTCGCACTTGACCGGGTCGTAGTCGCACAGGTGCAGCAGCAAGGCATGGATATTGGCGAAGTTGGCCGGCTGGTGATGCGGCCTGGCGGCGAGCAGGGCGCCGAGTGCTGCTGCTATTCTTGCGAAGGCTTTGGTGATGGACTTCATGGCTATCTCCCTTGGGCTGGTGGTACTGCTTGGTTGTTGTTGGCGAGGTCCGTGACGCTTTCTTCCAGCCCGACCGTGACGCAGAACGCCGCCACGTCGGCCAGCGCCTGGCGCAGTCGATTGACTGGCAGCTTCGGTAGGGCGGGTTCTATGCTGAAAATTGCGGTACGCAGCTGCTCGGCGTCGTCGGGGCTCACGCTGATGGCGCCGGCGGTTTCGAAACGGTCGCAGATTGCGTTCATCGTGCCGGTGGCCAGGTCGAACGCGCCGCCTTCCATGCCAGCGCGATTGAGCGTGGCGAACATCTTCGAGAGTGCGTTGTAGGTGTCGATCGTCGGGTAGGCGATCAGCGCCTCGCCCGCCATTCGCAGCTCGAGCGCCAGGCGATCGAAGGTCTCGATCGTCATCGGGATGTTGGCTCCGGGCTGGAATGGACGGCGGCGCATGGCGGGCTCCGGTTACGGCTTGCCGATCAGGACGGTGAAGCCGCTCTGGCGCGCCTGTTCGACGTACGCGCTGAACGCATCCTCGACCGCATTTTCGGCGCGGTCCAGCT